GCACGTTCTCCCAGGGCTTGCGCCCCTTGTCCACCGGATTGGCTACCGGATCACTAAAAAGTCAGTGACGAAGACTACCGACAAAATACGCCGGTAGTATGAGTGTAGATCTTAATACGCTTGTATCCTTTATGACCACGAACTACAAAGTGGTCACTGGGTTGGCTTTCGCCAAATAACCCTAAAGGATCTTCATTCCCTCCAACATAAATGCTATAGAAAGGAAGAAGAGCATCCCCTCGCCGAAGCCGCTTTTTAAGCGACCTCTTTGACAAAGAGTATGTCTCAAACGTCACTCCACTGAATCCACGATCACAATGTTTCTTGTGCGTGGCTCCAATATGATGCCAGTCACCAATAAGGTGACCATCACCATATCCGTCAGGTCCGAAGAGCCTAAGCTCTTCTGGAATCGCCTTAAGAACCTCAGCAGCCATTTCTAGCTGAAAGGTCCGCATATAAAAGTTATGCAAGACGAAGAGTGATTGCCCACTTACCAAGTCCTTCTGGTAGTAGGGGCGAATATCAAAACCTGAGACGTAGTCCCCGCCACACGATTCACGAAATCGACCTTCCCAGAAACTCTTGGAAAGGTTGAGCTCGAACCCAAGATAATGTAACACCTTGGTAAGTGTGGGGACGCAACGCGTGGGCAACAAAATATCATCGCCGTAACACATCACATCGTCGACATTCTCACCTTCTAGGCGCGTGACGGCCCAAGCTATTGCCCAAAACATCAGGGTTTCAAGCTCGAACGTAAACGCATTACCCATAGATGAGAACATCTCAAGCGTAATAACCTCCCCTTTATACTCCACACGTGATGTGCGGAAATTCAGGAGGAAAAGGTACCACGCTTCGGGGTACAGCTCCTTAACCGCCTCTAACGAGATGGTATTAGAAGCTTGCTTTAGGTCGACAGTGGCTACATGTCCCTGGACCGACGCCTGACGCGCGAGGAGCTTATTACGCTCCTCCTGCTTAGACAAGTCCAGACCTATACTACGGAGCCGTCCTTTTAAATACTTACCAACGCCTTTTTGAGGCAATTGATTAAGCGGCGGCTCAACGACGACCGATCTTTTGGTCTTCGCATTCTTCACAACAAACACCAGCTTACCGTTAACAATGCTCACGGTAATCATGGGATTAACTCCCATGTGCTCCTCAAGCGCGAACCATACTGCATACGAACGAAGAAACTCATCGTTCGCCATTTGGTATGTTTTATCATCATAGCGATGTTCAGAGTCAGACTTTACAGTCTGATTACCTGGCTTCTCGCGATGACTATCCGCAATTAGAGGAAGGGCTGATAAAAGTGCCGGTAAAGCGGGCACCAGATTGTGTGAACACTCAAGTTGGGCGTCAAGCTTCCACCTTGCGGAGGAAGCACTAGCCTTAACTGTGGTTGTTGCTCCAGGCCCGAAGGAGAAGTCTAACTCGTCGAGAGACGGGACCGGGCCAAGTGCTTCCGAGATTTTACGTTGAGCGAGCAGAATTACAAGCTCAACGCCGGGCGGTGTTATTGTTCCGTCCAGTCGGGCAGCACGAAGGCGTCGGTTAGTCAATCGACACTTCTCCTCTGCTTCCTTGAAACTTTCCCATGCAACGTCCTCGGTGTTGATTCCGAGTGGCAGACACTCCAGCTTCTGAAAGAAAGCCAGAGCCTGCCGTGCGTGAGCTAGTTCATAGGGGGTACCCACTGCGTAGTCGATACTAAAATCAACAAGACCGTGCCAATCACTTTCACCGATGCATTTGGTGAGGTGGTCAGCAAACGGCCCAGACTGTGCAGCGTGTTTGAGAGCAAGCGCCTTGAGGAAGCTGAGAGTTTCTTCAAGTGAGGACTCCTTTAACCAATCATAATCACAGGTAAACATATAGATCTCCTAAAACGCTCATATATAAGCGCGTGATTACCAGTATGCGGCAGGTGCCGCATTTAAACTGGACTACGTAAAATCAGACGCAGCGATGTAACGACTCCAGAAAGCACAACAGGGTCCATCTGCTCTGGGGCTATCAAGTGTAGCTGTCTACTTTTTAGGTAGTCAGCAACACGAGTGTCACCTTGAAGCAGGTAGAACCTGAATTCTGTGCAGAGGAGAAGCTTACGCTGTTCATCATTCACGAGCAGTATTCCTTAATCCGGCATGAAGCCGTGGACCAGGAACTCGCGGGCCGGATCCGCGGCGTCTCGGTAAGCATTAGCAGTACCTGCAGCGGCATCGCCGAGCAGGATGCTAACCAAGAGACGCAGCGAATTGGCTACATCAGTGTCGCTCGCCAGAGGCGAGACGGGCACAACGATGTATGGATCACAGCTGTAATTCACAGCTGGATCTGCCACGTAGCCAAAGGCGTCGCCACCCGTTGCCACAACCTCAGCAGCAGGGCGCGTCACTTTGAGCATCCTCCGTTGCGTACCATCCTTCAGAGTCTGCATGGACATCGTGATGACGCCCATCAGGCTAAGCGGAACATTGTTATTGTTCTGCCGCCAAAACTCTGATTTGGCTTTCGGGGTGTTTTCCGAGCCAGCAGGTTTGTACGTGATAGAGGTTGTCGCATCATCAAGATACGCAACAATGTTTGTCTTATCAGACATGATTGTTTCCTTATGTTAAGTCTGGGCCGGAATGGTTCCAGACAGTGTCCAATTAAGGACATTCTCTCGTTGAAGGATTTCGCAGAGAGTAATACGTGGGAGAAGCGGCTACCTCCACATTTTGGGTAGCATCTGATGGATGAGTGCGGCGGCATTAGCTAGGTGCGCACCACTCAGAGCCGATTTAATCGGCTTAAAAGTGGGTCGCTCTATGCTGCCTGACGTGAAACCGTCAGGGCCGCGTTGCAGACGTATATGCTTAGTGTGACTCTGGTAATTAGCCAGATTCTCACCAGTAGACCAGGGAGTACAACCCCAGGGATACTTCCCAGGACCAACCAGCAAACTTCGCTGGAGATATTTGGTCGAGGAAAACACGTCTGCCTCAATCCAAGGCAATATGTTGAGCGTATCAAGGTAATTTCCAATTGGAAAGAACCAATCGACTACAAACGAGAGCTTCGTTCCTTCCCACAACATCCCTAACGGGTCATAAAGACCCAGGGACCGTGGAACGGACAGTTGCTCACGCATGTAGACCTTGTACTCAACCCTGACTTTCGCTGACGTTTTGAACTTGTAAAACGCCAAGTCGGTCCACTTCGACAAGTCCCTTTTGGAGGAACCGGACGAGTTTACGACCCAGGCACGAGGAGGAGCTGTTACAGCCTCCCACGCTTGTGCACTCTCGAAGATATCAGATAGCAGCGGCATTATGCCATAAACCATGGCAAGGTGCGCGGAGCTAACATCCCGCGTGTTGAGTTTCTGAGCTGCATTAGTGTAACGACCAGAAGGTTTCCCTCCGGCCATCGCACGAACAGCCATATCCACATCACCACGACGGAGCGCTTTAGCCGTGTTTTTAATACGGTTGAGAGCGCTACCAACTAATGCTGCAGTCTGCCTACCTTCAGGAATATAATTCCCGAGGTCGAGATCGTGGTTCCGAATTGGATCCACAAGTCTTTGCTGGGCCTTTCTACGGGCTTCGCTAAACATCTCATTAACCTCATCTATGCTCGAAAGCAATAAATTAGGAGCGGTCAACTGCAGATCAGGTTGAGGTATACATTGCGTACACCCCCACTGATTACAGTACTCAACGGCACCAAATGCTTTGCGCTCTGTCAAATTCATGACATAAGCGTTTTCGCGCTGGTGAAACTCAGGATCGTCCTCACCCGACCAAGATTTCTCAAGGTAAAATGGGGTTGTTCCTGAACCGACTATACGAGTACCGGTTGTCATTAGTACTTCTCCTTCTGCCGAACAATACACCGTTCGGCATGGACACCACTACAAGCTTTGTAATGAAGCCCAACGTCCGAAAGGACGTAGACTTTCCCGCAAGCGGGATTTTCCGGGACGAAGTGTCATTCAGGCTCTTCTGCTCGCTGCCCGAAGGCGGTGGCATTAGTTTCAGATAACCATTGGCCTAAGCCCTTCATTTTCT